CTATCCTGATATCGATCTTGACTTTGAAGATAAGCGTCGTGATGAGATCAAGAAGTATTTGAGAAGTCGGTGGGGTGAGGACAACGTAGCAGCAATTTCTATCTATGGTACGTTCAAGGCAAAATCTGTCATTAAAGATATTTCTCGTGTTTATCAAGTGCCGTATGAAGAGATTAATAACATCACGCCATATTTCGAAACTCTTGATGAATTAGAAGAATCGTCAAAGGGTCGTGTGTTTAATTCTAAATATCCTGACATTATTCCTATTGCTCGTAAACTTGAGAATCGTATTAGAACTGCTGGCATTCATGCTGCTGGAATGGTTGTTTCGTCCGTGCCACTGAATCAGGTTTGCCCTGTTGAAACGAGAAAGAATACAAGCGATGGTGAGCGCCGTGCTATGGTTACGGCCTTCGACATGGAAGATGCCGAAGCGGTTGGCCTAATCAAGGTCGATGTTCTTGGTCTTAGAATGGTCTCCGTTATTAAAGACTGCATTATGAAGATTAAAGAACTTCATGGCAAGAATGTAACCGATGAATCGCTTCAACTTGATGACGAACTCGTATTCCAGAACTTTGATGCTGGCAACACGGTTGGAATTTTCCAGGTTGATGCTGCCGCTTATCGTAATCTTATTGAGCGGATGGGTATCTCTAACTTCAACGATCTCGTCGTCAGCAACGCACTGGTGAGACCGGGCGCTCTTCTTTCGCAGGGTCAGAAATATATTGAATGTAAGAAGGGGTTGCAGAAGGCAACGTACCCTCACCCGTCAGTTCAGAATATTCTAGAAGAAACATACGGAACGGTAATTTTCCAGGAGCAGTTGATGCAAATGGCCGTTGCTATTTCAGGCTTTACATGGGCAGAGGCTGACAAACTTCGTAAGATTATTGGTAAGAAGAGAGATGCTGCCGAGTTTGAGCAGTTCAAAGATAAGTTTGTTAACAATGCGATTATTGAGAAGTCTGCCGCTAAAAAGATGTGGTCGGAGTTTGAACTAGCAGCATTGTATATGTTTAACAAGTCTCATGCTGTCGCTTACTCAATGCTCTCGTATCAGACAATGTGGTTGAAAGTCCATTATCCTACAGAATTCTTATGGTCGCTTCTGTATAACGAAGACGCACAGGATAGAATTACAGCGTATCTAATGGAAGCTCACAGGCTTGGCATTAAGATTAATCCTCCCGATGTTAACTTATCTAATGAATCATTCTCTATTGATGGTGATGGTATTAGATTTGGACTTAGAAATGTCGCCAATTGTGGTGTTAGCGCAATTGAGGAAATCCTCTTGCGTAGACCATTTTCTTCGTTAGAGGAATTCAATGCTAAGTGTAGCAAGAGAGCGGTAAACTCAAAACTTAGAGATAATCTTGATAAGGTCGGTGCGTACAAGAGTATCGGTCATGTCTCATCGTATGACCATGAGAAATATTATCTACCAATTCTTGGTTTTGCTATTAATTTGAATCAAGCGGAAAATGAAATAGACCGCTATGTTCAGCCCCTGGCAGACTTCCATGAAATCAACTCTCCTTTGACGTTTGTGAAGGCTGTGGTGCGTTCTACAAAGAAAACGCCTCAGTACCTCCGTGTTGAAATAGAAGATCAATCAGGGTCCACCACGATCTTCTGCGATAGAAACGCCGAAATCGCCAATAGGGACTTGATTTATGCCTTAATTGGTGATCGTACACTACACAGTTTCTGTGATGCCTATGAATTTCACAACTCTGAAATACTTGATTTGGTTACAATGATGGATGAGGGGATGGACCATGAATACTCTTGGCTATACAATGAAGAACTTGGTACATCTGAGTCTGAAAAGAGCCTAGTGTACATTTTCAATATTCGATCCTTTGTTACATCAAAGGGCAAGAATATGGCCAATATATACGCATGGGATGGAGTAAAGATCATAAAGATTGTTATCTTCCCAGCGGTCTATAACAAAGTAAAGGGAATCATGAAAGCAAATCAGTGGTTCGCTATCAGAATGTCAAAAATTGTTGAGAAAGAAGCCCTCACAAGAATGGACTCATATAAACTTGCTACAGATAGTTCGATCATATCTGTGGAGGACTACATAGAAAGAAAGCAGATAAAGAAAGATTTGTATGTCTAATAATTTTAAACAAGAAATGGACTCAATCTGGTGGTGGCATCAGATAGAGATCGGTGAATATACAACAAAAGGAAAGAACCCAGAGTCTCAGGACACATTTGATCATCTTGGACTTCCAAAAGACATGACAGGTATGACTGTTCTTGATATTGGTGCATGGGATGGATTTTATTCATTTGCATGTGAAAAAAGAGGAGCAATTGTAACTGCAAGCGACAAGTTTGTTTGGGAGGGCATGGATCTTGGCAATGGCGTGAAGCCTAGCGATGCTGGCTTTAACTTTGCTCATAAACATTTAAAATCCAATATTAAGAAATTAGTTGCATCTGTTGAAGAATTGGATCCTGAAGTTCATGGTAAATTTGATGTTGTCTTGATGCTTGGTATTATTTATCATGCTACTGATCCGATTGGATATCTTAAGAAAGCAAAAAATCTATCAAATGATCTCGTATGCATCGAAACGCATGTTGATCTTATGAACCTAGATTATCCTGCTGCAAGATATTATATTGGTAACGAATTGAATAACGATAGTACGAACTATTGGGGGCCAAATGCTCTTGCTGTTCGTGGTATGATGACAGACCTTGGTTATAAAGATATAACAGAGACCAGACTCAGAACTGGCAGAATGATTTTCACAGGAAGGGTGAATTAATGTTATTTGTAGATAAAAGAAAAGGCGATAGGATGCCTGTTCATCAGATTATCCCAACGCCTAGTCTTGGATTAAATAAAGCTCTTGGCGGTGGTTTGAATACAGGTGCTACGCATCTGTTTTGGGGCACACCTTCAGTCGGTAAAACCACTATGTGTTTTAGAATTATAGCGAATGCTCAAAAGATGGGGTACAGACCTATAATTGTGGACTCGGAATACTCTTACTCTGATGAGTATGCTAGGAAATGTGGTATTGATACTGATGATATTGTTGTTGTGCAGTCAACAGTTGTAGAAGATATTCTGAAGCACTTAATTGGATATTTGAATCATCCTGATGAGAAGCACATCTTCTTGTTTGACAGTTTGTCTAATATTATCAAGGAAGAATTCTATGATAAGCCCGATGGCGGTAAAGCAATGGGTCTCCAGGCTAGGTCTCAGGGGTACTTCCTTCAGAAGTTAGTCAATCATCTTCATAAGGAAAGAAACATAATGCTTTTCATTGCCCATCAGACGATTGACTTAAGCGGTATGTATGCAGTGACTAAGGCTAAAATGGGCAATACAGTACATCATAATATGCATAACATAGTTAAATTATTCTTGTCTATGTCTCAAAAGGAAATGGAAAGAGATGAGTCCAGCAGAATCACGAGCCAAAGAGCAACCTGGACAATTGAAAAAACAAAGCAGCTCCCAACGATTGGAACAACTGGGTATTATTATGTCCTACCGGAACTTGGATCGATTGATCAAAATAGAGAACTTATTGACATGGCTATTGAGAGCAACATTATTGAGCGTCGTGGTGCTTGGTATAATTATGGTAGTTCGAAGTGGAATGGCCTTAGTTCAATAGAACTTACGGATGACGAAATAGAACAAATTTATAAACAAATCATGGATAGTTGAGCAAAAGCCCCGGCATCACCGGGGCTTTCTGCTATCCTTTGAAAAATTCACAACAGGAGGGCGTATGCAAACTTTTCTACCATTTGATGATTTTAAAAAGTCTGTTGAAGTACTTGATTACAAACGACTTGGAAAACAGCGTGTCGAAACGTATCAAGTTCTAAACATACTGCTTGGCCGTACAGACAGCAAAGGCTGGGTAAACCACCCTGTTACAAGGATGTGGAGGGGCTTTGAAGAAGCCCTAAAGATCTACCAGAACTTCACCATTTCTGAGTGGATTCGTCGTGGTTACAATAATAATATGTCTTTAGAAATTGTGGATGAATCAAAACTTGTTATGCCGTTTTGGTTTGGCGATGACAGGGTTCATAGATCACATAGATCGAACCTACTTAGAAAAAATTTCGAATATTACTCGCAATATTTCAGCGAGCCGACAGATTTAGAGTACTATTGGGCAGTGAAATGAAGAGAGATGAAAAGCAAGAGATCAAAAAAGACAAAGCAAAGGCTGTCAAGAATTCTGGGCGGGGTCTCAGGAAAGGTGACGCTACTTTGTATAGGTTCTTACTTGATTATAAACATAATGCATCTACTTTTACACTTACTCACCAATCGTGGACAAAAATGAGAAAGGATGCATGGAGATCTGAATATAGATACCCATGCATCTCTGTTGTTCTTGGCGAAAATTCAGATGTAAAAGTTGCTATAATCGACTGGGATGTTTTTAAAGATCTAGTCGAAGGAACAGATTATGAGTGAGTTCATACTTGGAGTAATCACTGGTGTGGTAGGCTCCGTATTCTTTTTTATATGGTTACTAGCAGATACTTATTGCGACTCACAGAAAGATAATTGATTTGAATTTAACATTTGGATCTTTATTTGCAGGAGTGGGTGGTTTCGATCTTGGCTTTGAGAAGGCAGGATGGGAATGCTCATGGCAGGTTGAATGGGATAATGGCTGTCAAGCAGTTCTTAGAAACAATTGGCCCGACATACCCAAGTATTTTGATGTGTGTGATGTTGATGGCTCTAAAATAGAGCCTGTTGATCTGATCACATTTGGTTCCCCATGCCAGGATCTATCGATTGCTGGTAAAAGAGCCGGCCTTGACGGTAACAGATCGTCAATGTTTTTTGAAGCAACTAGAATCATTCAGGAGATGAGAAATGCAACAGGAAATGTTTATCCAAAATTCGCAGTCTGGGAAAACGTCACAGGTGCCCTCACAAGTAATAAGGGACAAGACTTCGCAGCGGTCATCGATGAAATGGCAAACATCGGGGCATTGGCAATCGAATGGCACATCTTGGATGCACAATGGTTTGGAATCCCCCACCGCAGACGTAGAGTCTTCCTTGTCGCTTGTTTCGATTCTGCAATCGTCAGCAGAAGTGGACAGCAAATACTTCCTGTCCCCAAAGACAGCAAAGGGAATCTTAAGCAGAGCAGAAAGAAAAGGAAACAGAATGCCGGAACCGCTCAGGACAGCGATAGTGAGACTCTGTTCGGAGTAAAATCATTTGTTAAATCAATAAGATCAGGAGCAAGAGACAGCGAAGGTAATCTACCTCCTGAAGTTTGGGTTAATGAAAATATCAGTCCGACACTAAATGCCTTTGACAATACTGGCGAGTCAAGATCTACTGTGTTAATTCTTGATGGAACTAGAGTTGACGATGTAAGAATTTATGATAATGGAATAATGCCGACACTCAAGGCAAGAATGGGTACTGGTGGTAACCAGGTTCCAATGATCTATGATAATGAAATGACGGTCAGAAGGCTTACTCCTGTTGAGTGTGAAAGACTACTAGGCTTCCCTGATAATCATACTAAGTATGGTATGGATGGCAAGACAATATCAGATACAAATAGGTATAAAATGCTTGGGAATGCAGTTGCTGTTCCTGTTTCTCAATGGGTTGGTAAAGAATTAAGAAAGCTCACAGAGTACTGTGATACTATAGATAGGATGGTAAAACAATGGCAGACATAATAGTTGATCCGTCATGGCTGGCGGAGCAGATGGGTGATCGTGCTGAAGAGTTTCTTGAATGCATGAGAATAGTGCAAGATATTATTGATCACCCAGATTCATATGTGGGTGCTCAAGCGTTGAAATATGCAAATGTACTTGCTGGTTATAGAACCATGATGATTGTGAAATCGCAGGCTTTTAAAAGAAAATCAAGCATGATGTCCGAACAGGATAAGTTTGTTAATGATGTTTGGAAGACAATGTACGAGGCTCTTGTTGAAAATATTAATGTTTTAAAAATAATTGGTAAAGGCAATAATTGATGAAATCTTTAAAGGCTTTAAGAACACCTAAAGAAGAGAGTACACCTAGAGAAGAAGTGCTGCAAAAGACATCTGCACAACTTGAAGAAGAGTTAGTAGAGAAGATAGATCTCTCATTTGCAGATAGAAATGCAAAGCAAATAAAAAAAGTGGGCGGTTTCCACCCGAGTTATACAAATCAATGCAGTAGGTACTGGTACTACCTGTTCCAGGGAGTTGAAATGGAAACATCATTCAGCCCCCAAACATATAGAATTTTTGATAACGGCCATGCCGTGCATGAGCGCATCTATGGGTATCTTAATAATATGGGCATTCTCGTAGCAGAAGAAATACCAGTAACATATGATGATCCGCCGATTGAAGGCACAGCGGATGGAATTATTGATTTCTACGGCAGAAAGTTAATAGAGCTTAAGTCGATTTCAAACGAAGGCTTTGAATATAGGCGGATCTATAAGAAGCCGAAGGATGACCATTTTAGACAGGCTCAGATCTACATGAGGTGCTTAGATCTACCGCAGGCTTTCGTAATTTATGAAAACAAGAATAATCAGCAAATTTTGCCTATATTAATAGACAGAGATGATGATTTTATTGATAAACTATTTAATAAGTATAGGAAGTTTTATAAAAACTTCGTAGAGGGTACAATCCCAGACCAACCCTACAAAATGACTTCAAAAAATTGTAGTAATTGTGATCTGTATTCTCATTGCTGGTCTGTTACAGATGGGAACAAAAAACAGGAATACGAGCCTTTTTAAAGAAAGATTCTGTGCTAACGAAGATTGTTTAAAAAGTTTTGTACCAAAAACATATAATGGTGTCTACTGCTCAGCAGACTGTAGAAAAACAAGTACTAATAAAAAGTTATTAGAAAAGTACTACGAAAACAAAGCAAATAAAACTAGAAAAAGAAGATGTAGCACATCAGGCTGCTCAACAATCCTATCTATATACAATAAAGAAAAAATATGTGAAAGGTGTAAAACAGAAAGATACATTGCAAGACTCGTTTCCTGGGGATGGGATGAACAAAAACTCAGGGAGGAGATGCAATGACACTATCATCATTACTATCTACAATGAGGGATGGCAGAATTATAGCCATTGACCCAGCAACACATTCGCTTGCCTGGGCGATTATAGATGTAAGTGAAGATAGATTAGATATTGTTGACTTCGGGAAAATTAATCTGGATAAGATTCCAGAAATGTCCAATAAGTTTTCAAAGATTAAAAAAGAAATACCCGAGATTTGTAAAAAATACAAGCCAGATATTGGTGTGATTGAGCAATCTGTATATATACAAAACTTTCAAGCCAGTAGAGTTCTTTCTTATATTATTGGTTTCACTTGGGGTGAGTTAGATGACTACTGCAAGTATGTTACTGATGTAAATCCACTTACATGGAAGGCCGGAATCGGATACAAGAACTTAAATAAGAAAGATGAAAAAGAAATAAAAGATAAATATGGTACAAAGGGTATACAGAAGCGACTTAACGATGAGCGCAAAGCAAGAGTCAGAAAAATTCTGATGGAGTACTTCACAGATCTAGAACTTGACGGTGTAGACAGCGATATTTCCGACGCTATCGGTATTGGTTTATGGTATGGTATAAAACATGGCCAATGAACCTTACAAGGATAAAGAATTTTTATACGAGATGTATGTCAAGCGTAGGATGAATCTTACGGACATCTGTAAACATCTTGAGAAGAGTTATAATATCAAAGTGACACCGCAGGCTTTGTATAACTGGGTTAAGAAATACGATCTTTTAAAATATCGTGGTAAGGGAAGAAACTTAAAAAATACCGCAATGCGTCGTCCTAAGTCCCCGATGCAGGAACTTGTTGAAAGAAAGCGGCGTGAAATGCGAAAAATGAATTCTCTCAAAAAGAAAGGAAGAAAGTCTCAATGAGAAGAAATGTCAGCATTCAAGATATAACATCATTTGCTCATCTTGATATGATTTATAATCAGATTAGGGTTATTGAAGCCAAGCAAAATGCTACAAAGTATAAATGCTTGGGTTCTGGCGAATGCTGTCGTATTGGCCTTACGATACCGATGCTTGAATGTGCCAATATAGCCTTCAATATAAGGCATGAATACTATCTTAAACTAGAATCGTCTGGCGAAGAAGACGCTACAGCATGGCTAGCAGAAATTATTGAAAAGCTTAAGAAGGCTATGCATGATGAAACATGGAAGCCCGGTGGAGAGACTAAGAAACACTGCGCTTTCTACAATAATGGATGTACAATCTACAGATTTAGGCCGCTGGTTTGCAGGTCTTTCGGAACTATTACTACCGTAGATGATTTTTGCCCAAGAATTAGAAACGAGAACGGAGCAATAGATCATTTTGGTGGTCCAGCAGTGAAAAGGGTTGTCGAAGACTACCAGACATTGCTAAAGAAATACTCTGAGGATAAGGATCAAAACTATAACTTAACTGTATATATGCCTCTTGGTGTTCTTAGTTTCTTGTTATCTGATGATGAACTAATTGAATTAAGAGAAACAACTGATGATAAGTTCTGGTCTGGTGTTATTGGGTGGTTTAACTATAGAGTTGAATTCACAAAAAATCATGGATTTGGAATTGATAGGATAAAACAAGAGGCAGAAGATTCCGGCATACCTATTGCATTTAAGATTGATAATAATGATCAATAGCATCAATAATTGAAAAAATTTTTGATATCATCTTATCCGAAAGGAGGAGAAATGACAGTAGATATTCAAAAAGTCCAGGAGAACGAAGTCCTCGTCGCAGATCTTGGCAAGTATAAACTTTATAGGATTGTAGAGAATAATGACAATAGCGAGATGGAGAGCACTAGCGAATCTGAAGGCTGACGGTTATTCTTACGCTTCTGAAAATATATCCTCAAGGCTTATGGCTCTCAATGCCATAAGCCCTGAGGATTTTTCATCTAGCGTGATGTCTATCAAAGTTTCATTAGAAGATGGCCTTGTTCTCGCTCCTAACTTTGAGTCGTCGGATGTTTTAATCAACAATTGTCTACCACCTGAATACTCATTTGATGCAAAATATATTGTTGGTTTTACATACTGGGAGACAACTCGGTTGCCAACCAAATGGGTTAATTACATGAATAGGTGTGATGAGTTGTGGACAACATCTGCTTGGGCAAAACAAGTTTTTATTGATAGCGGTGTTACAAAGCCCGTGTATTCATTTGATCTTGGATTTAATACGGATGCTTTTTATTATGCTGACCGTAAAAAGCATTTGTATGATCCGTTTACTTTTATTCATATCGGTAGCCCGTCAACAAGAAAAAATACGCAATTAGTATTTGATGCTTTCTATAAACTCTTCTCATATAGAAGTGATTATAAATTAATCATAAAAAGCAATGGCCCCCCAGACGCTAGATTGATAGTCGGTGGAGAGAATCTTGGCAGCATTAATCAAGTCAAAAATGTTGAGGTTATAGATTATTATTTAGATGACAATAAACTAGGAGACTTGTTACGTCAATCAAATTGCATGATTTACCCTACACGGGGTGAAGGATGGGGCATGGCACCATTTCAGGCGATAGCAACTGGTCTACCTACCATATGCACTAACGCTACTGCGTGTACAGAATTTGCTGATCTTTCTGTCCCCTTAGAGGCAAATTACAGCATGACTAATCAATTTGGAATCTATCAAACCGGACAGTGGGCAGAGCCAAATATTGACGATGTTTGTGATAGAATATTATATGTAGTTAACAACTATGATTCCGTCCTTGAGAAAACCAGGGCGGGATCTGAGGTTTTGCACCGTGATTATTCATGGGACAAAGTTGTGATTAAATATAAAGATAGAATATCGGAAATTAAAGAATGTCTGAAATAGAGAGAATCGAAGGTGATGGCATCCTGTCCAAGATAAAGGACATTGAGGATGCCGGCATCATGCACATCAAGGGGTATTCCTATACAGAAATAGGATCACTACTGGGCGTTGGCACTACAAAAGCCAAAGAGTATGTAAATGAGTATAAAAACATAATCCAGAAGCAGGCCGACGATGACCCGTATTTTCTTGAGAGAATCCAGTTCAATACGATCAAGGCGCTTCAAGAATTTGATCAGTTGAGCAAAGAAGCCTGGGAAACGGTGAATATCGCTACCGATCATGGCATGGTAGCAGTTCGCATCCAGGCTTTGAAATTGGCTTCTGATATTGCTGGTAAAAAAGCACAACTCCATAAGTTAATGGGCGGTGCTAATGCAGCTGATAGTGAATACATTGCTCGAATGCAAAAGGCAGAGAATGTTAATCAAATTCTATCTAAAATTTTAAGAGATGTTATTGCAAAGCATCCTGCTATTGCAGAAGAAGTAAGAAGGGAGTTGGAAGTCGCTTTTGAGATAATGAACGGTGATTCAGCAGCAACATCTGATCCCGCTACATACCGTGAAGAAAATATTACGGATGGCGAGGTCGTAGAGTAATGCTGGTCAGCGTGTCCTTGAAATAGGCTCCCATAAAGGTTACATATACCATGTCAGACTTTATAGGCATGAACTTAGAGTTCAAAGACTTTGATAGATTATTAAGACAAGAAGAACTATCTACTGAACCAGTACCGGTTGAGGTATTTGTTCAGGATAAGAAATTTCTTGGTCTACCCCCATTATCCCCCATCCAATTAGAAATTGTGCGCCATTCGACACAAATCTTAAAAAAACATACGTTACAAAAGTTGATGGGTGAACAGGCCGGTGAAGAGTGGTATAACAAATATACTGACAATGAAGTTATATGCATGTTAGGAAAGGGTAGCGGTAAAGATCACTGTGCTCGTATTTCTATTGCGTATACTGCTTATCTGCTCCATTGCTTAAGAGATCCCCTCAGTTATTACGGTAAAGCTACTGGTGTCTATATTGACTTGCTTAACCTTGCTGTTAATGCTCAGCAGGCTCAGAGAGTCTTTTTTGAGCCATTGAAGAACCTCTTGCTGTCATCTCCGTATTTCAATGAAGTTGGATTTGAGCCTAGAGTTTCAGAAATCTTTTTCTTTTCAAGACCTGTTAGATGCTTCTCTGGTCACTCAGAAAGTGAAGGCTGGGAAGGTTATGAAGTTATGTCTGTTATCTTGGACGAGATTTCAGCATTTAAAACAGATGCAGAATTGAAAGGCGAAACAAGAGCAAAGGGTTCTGCTTCTGCTATTTATAACATGAGTAAGTTATCTGTTATGTCTAGATTCCCTGAGGTTGGGAAGGTTATTCTTCTTTCGTTCCCTCGCTATAAAGGCGACTTCATTCAGCAAAGATTTTTTGGCGCTCAGCAGAAAAATGAACCGAAAACTTGGTCAATAAAAGCTGCAACTTGGGAAGTAAACCCAACTATTAAGCGTGAAGATTTGGAATCTGAGTTTATTAGAAATCCAATCGAAGCAAGAGCAAGATTTGAATGTGAACCACCGAACATGGAAGACGCATACTTTAGAGATGCTGATCTTGTACGAAAGGCTTTCAATTATGGTGAAGATCCTATTGATGAAGAAGATGGAACTTTCAAGAAGTGGTTTAATGGTACAGATGGTCATACAAGGTTCATACACATTGACCTTGGATTAAAGAGAGACCGTGCTGCTTTATGTATGAGTCATGGTGCTGGATTTAAAGAGATTAAAACATCGATGGGTGTTGAAACACTCCCTGTTGTGAATGTTGATTTAGTTCACTCATGGGAAGCAGGTCATGGTGAAGAAATTAACTTTGCAAATGTAAGACAAATGATCGTTGATCTTTGTAGAAAATTTCAGGTCGGATTGGTTACATTTGACCGCTGGCAATCAGTTGAAATGATTCAGTCACTTAGAGCTCAGGGTATCAATGCAGACTTCCATTCTGTAAAGAAGTCAGACTATGACACGCTTATGACTGCGATATATGATACAAGATTGCGTGGATACTGGAATGAACTTTTGGTTGAAGAGGAGCTTCTAAAATTGAGGCTGTTTAACAATAATAAAATTGATCACCCATCTAGCGGCTCTAAAGACTTGGCTGATGCTTTAGCCGGCTCTGTCTTCAATTGCATGCAGAATATGGCATTCGATACAGAAGTTGAAATAGAGATTCTCTCACCAGATAAAATGTGGGAATATGACGAAGATATGGAGAACTTTGGCACTGTTAAAGTGTGGAATAATAATCTTGGTGAATTTACACCTGGTTATAGCAAGAATGAAGTTGACTATGTAAATAACGAAAAATGGATAGAGTCAATATAAAAAAAATGTGAGCAAATTCCACGGTAACTCGTTGCGCTGTTCTGTCAACAATTAAACTTTTTTTGTACGAGAATAAAAAAATCCCGTTTCTGCGCACATCGTGGATTCGGTGCTGATACATTCATGGTCACCACAAAGGGCAACCAGCCCGAATCAGATAGGAGACAGAAATGATTAACCTCACTAAGGTTGATAAATTCCCCGATCTTACTCGTAGCGGTAGGGTCAGCGCCGAACTTCAGCAAATCATTGACGCTTTGATTGCGTCTTCGAATAGCGGAGATCGGTTTGCTCTTTCCGGTATTCAGCCGGGTAAGGCTTACAATTCAATGCAGCAGAGAATTCGTGCTCAGGCTAAGAAGTTGAATCTCAAGGTTGTTATTCGCTTTGATGCTGATGATCAGAAACTCTACTTTAAGGCTACGAGCAACTCTAATGCTACTACTGAAGTTAAGGCTTCCGATGTGAAGTCGATTAAGACTCAGGGTAGCAAGGTTGCTAGCAAGTAATACATAAACAAATACAGTAATAATCTAAAAAGCCCGGTGGTTTCGTACCACCGGGCTTTTTTTTTGTTATACTTACTGCATGGAAAAAAATAATGCCAAACTTGAAATAACCCCTACTAATATTGAAATCTCTAATAAAGATATTGAGACATGGTATCCGCTTATTGCTTTGCCTTGTTACGATAGATTGATGAGTGAACCAACCGTAATGTCTTTGATAAAGGCTTGTATGGCTTTTAGAGAAGTAGGAATGAAGTTTGGTGTTAGTACAATTAGTGACTCTTTGATTTCTAGGGGTAGAAATCAGTTGGTTGCTAAGTTCATGGCTAATCCTGCTTTCACACACATTCTTTTCATTGATGTTGATCTAGCATTTAATCATGAAGATATCTGGAAGATGCTTTGGCATAATAAAGAAGTTATGACTGGAGCATATCCTATCAAGGAAATCCTCTGGGATAAAGTTATCAAGCTGTCGAATGAAGGATGCGACAAAGATAAGATCGCTGAAAAGAGTACACGATTTGTTGTAAATCCTGTCATGGGTGAGAATCGTAAAGTTCGTGTTGATAATGGTGCGATATCTATTCATGATGCCGGTACGGGATTCATGTTGATTAAGCGTTCCGCTTTCGAGAAACTTTTTGAAGCCTATCCTGAACTCAAGTACGTTGATGATACCGGTTCTTTGAAAGGTGATGAAAGAGAGAATTCATACGCTCTTTTCAATAGTTATGTTGATACGGATGGTCGATTCCTTTCTGAGGATTATGGTTTCTGTAGGTATTGGCAGAAGCTCGGTGGTGAAGTTTGGGTTGATCCGTCGATTGAGTTAGTGCATCTTGGCAGATTTGAATACAAGGGTAAGATGATTGAATGGCTCATGGATAATGCTACGACAACTCCTGCCGATAGTGCTGCCGAATAATTAAAGTCAAAAATCGTTCGGAATTCTGACTTCAGAATAAAGCCCCATGCCCCCGAAAAATATATATTAAAATTCTGTGGTAAATTGACTAAAAGATGCGTGGTGTGCCTTTAGGTAAATC